TCCTCCGGGTGCCGACCGGGTTCCCGACTCTGGACCTGTGGATGCACGGCGGCCACCGCCTCGGCAACATGACCTTCCTCGGCGGCTCCCCCGGCGCCGGGAAGACCTCGTTCATGCTCAAGCTCGGGATGAACGCTGCGAAGAGGGGCTACAAGGCAGTGTTCCTCGAAGGCGAGATGCCCACCGACGAGATTCTCTCCCGGCTGAACGGCCAGTTCTCCGGGCGCCCGGTCCACGAGATCGAGGGCGGGAGGCACATGGACGCGGCGATGGAGTTCTACGAGGAGATGGCCCGAGTGAAGTACGAGGTCAAGGGCACGTTCGAGCGGAACATCACGTCCCTGCTGGCACACATCCGGTCTGCCTGTCACGCCGGGGCCAAGCTGATCCTCGTGGACTACCTTCAGGTCTTCGTCGAGAAGGGCGGCAGGTCGAGCGACGAGTTCACCAAGATCAAGGCCCTCTCCGAGGCTCTGAGGAAGGCCACGCTGGTGAACAACATCCACATCATCGCCGCCTCGTCCCTGAACCGCCTCGACCACAACACGGGCAGGCTCACGCTCAACAGCTTCTACGGCGGCTCGCAGCTCGGGCACGACTGCAACGTGGGGATCATCCTCCATGATGACGCTGACGAGGTGAGCGCTGATCCCAACCGCAGGACGGTGATCTGTGACGTGGTGAAGAATCGTGGCGGCAGGATGGGCGAGATGCGGATCGAGTACACGCTGAACACGCAGGACATGGTCGAGCAGGCCGATGTCGCGATCATACCACCAGTACCATTCCAAGAAAGGGCAGAACATGAGGACGAAGGCTTCTTTGGAGCGTAGCACGATCATCGAGCAGTGCATCAAGAACGATACCGAGGCGCCCCGTGGTGGAGCTGCGGTGTACGCTCTGGTGGCCTTCGGGCTGCTGATCGCTGCGTGGGTGATCTACTGCGTGTCGAGGTGGCTATGATGGCGAGGCTCATCGAGGGCCTCGGTCTGGTCCCGGCGAACCTCGGACTGCCAAGGGCCTGCGGAGAGATCAGCGACCGCATGGCGAAGGCCGGGTTCAGGCTGTCCACGGTGACGCAGATGGCGGGGGACAAGCCCCTGATCTCGGTGAAGTTCATCAAACACGATGGAGAGGTGATCCATGCTGTCGGACAATCGGATTTCACTCAGGTCTTCCAAGCCTGCCTCGCCGAGGCCATCCGTAGGTACAGGGCGGGAGTGCTCGCACGAGACGGGGCACAAAATGTTCGGCATGAACGCGATGGAGACGGGGATCGTGGCGTTCTGCCCGAGTTGTAACATCGTGGGCACGTTCTTCTTCGTTGATATGGAGTCGCTGAATCCACTGAAGTTCAACGAGCCACTGAGGGGCAAGTGACACTGAAGCAGGAGCAGGTCTTCGAGAAGATGCTCGTGATCTTTGAGCGAACAGTCAGGCAGTGCGCTGCCTACGGAGAGGACGTGCCGTTCTGCGCGATCTCTGACCGGACCTCGATCAGCTACGCGGCAAGGGATCGCCTGCTCAGGCTCGGGTACATCGTGAAGCGCAACGCAGGCAGTGGTGTTGGTGGTTCCCGCCCGGTCTTCTCCGTGACCGACGTGGGCAGGCAGTGGTACGGAGCAGCAAAATCACAGTTCCTCAATCAACCTCACAGAAAGGTCTGATATGCACAAGGCAGAGTTGGAGCTTGGCAAGGCGTGCCGGAAGATCGCGAAGTGGTACCCGGACAAGGTCGCGTTCCAGAAGCACGATCAGGGCTTCATCCTGAAGCTGCACGGGGATCAGCAGATGGTCCCGACCATTGGCGTGATGAACGGTCAGCTCATCGGCGCTCAGGACGACTACGACATCATGCTCGACGTGATCGGCTACGAGGCCCAGATCGAGCGGGTGCTGTTCGACGCGGAGAGGAAGACCTTCATCCTCGACGCTGGATGGAGCGGGAAGTATTGGCCGAAGCCCGAGCAGCAGACGCAGGTGAGCCTGACGGCGACGGAGGAGGGGAAGCGCGACTTCATGGTGGACACGATCGGTGTCCGGCTGCCGCACAAGATCACCGCTCTGGCCGTGTGCCTGATCGCTGCGACTGTGCGTCATGGTCGGAAGCGCCTCGGGAAGAAGCTCATGTCCCTCGTCGGGATGTGAAAATTGAGGTTGACTTTGTAGCAAACAGAACCTACACTGAGGACAGGAAAAAGGAGGACGGTATGGCTGAGACTCTGTATGTGAAGCTGCCAAAATGTGCCTGCTGTGGGCAGGAGAGGTTCGTGGAGAAGATCGTCCCGGCGCCCGCCCCCGAGCTGAAGAAGGTGTGGCCTACGAGGGAGGACCGGGAGGCCAAGATCGCACGGTTCAAGAAGAGGGTGGACGAGGCGATGCAGGAGGAGCTGAAGGGGGTGAGCGCACGAGCCGCGATGACACTGTTCTATGATGGAGGGGAGCAGGGATGACCTTCGTCGGTCACGCATACACCGGGGCTGTCGCTGCGCTGCTGCTGAGCCGAGCAATCGGAGTTGACGCACCAGTAGCAGCCCCGGTGATTGGGGGCCTGCTTGGAGCTGCGCCCGATGTCGTGGATTGGGTGGGCGCGAAGCTGAAGCTGTGGCCCCGGTGGTGGATGTACGTCATCATGCACCACCAGCGGCTTGTCGTTCTGATCGAGTGCCTGCTGATCTTCCCCGGACTCCACCTGCTGTTCGACAAGCTCCCGCACTATCCCGCGATCCCACGGAAGGGCACGAGCGCTGACTACGACATGGAGCTGTTCACCCTGTTCGGCAAGTCGATCAAGCGCAGGGACATCCACTGGCTGACGGGCGAGATCATGATGGCGTCTCTCACCACCAACGCACTGATATGGCTGTGACACAATTCGAGCGGACACGGTGCCAGCGGCAGCTCGCCGCGATGAATACGACGGAGCTGAAGGAGCTGGCCGAGATGTTGGAGTGCGAGAACAGCGTGGAGAACGAAGCCCTCACGCTGGCGCTCTCCGAGCTGAGGAGTCGTGGGGTTCACACTGAGAACATCAAGATCATGGGACGCGCAGATGCGGCCATCGAGTACAGACCCTGACGGAGGTGTTATGGATATGTCGAGCATGAAGATGAGCGGCACTGGCATCGTCTTCAACGGCGTGGAGCCGGGGGACATCGTGCTGGTGAATAATACGAAGGGCGGCATCCTGCCTGCCCTCATTCGTTTCATCACTGGCAGGCCGTGGTCGCACACTGCGGTCGGGAGCCTGCCTTTGCACGCTCTGGTCGAGCAGAAGGCATACGATCAGGTATTCGAGGCGAACCTGCTCTGTATGCAGACGCTGTTCTACGACTATCGCAAGAACAGCTTCATGGGCCTCCGGGTGTATCGCTTCCGCGATCTGCCGATGTCGTGGGCCGAGAGAATCTGCGTGATGCAGCTCGATCACTACAACGGTGAGGTGTACGGGTTCGCTCAGCTCCTGTGGTTCGTCTACCGGAGACTGATCGAGCTGCTGCACCTGCCGACGAGGTGGGCCGTCTACAACTTCTTCCCCAAGAACCGTATCTGCACCGAGGTCGTGTGGGAGTATCTCGGGGCGCTGAGGTATGGCATGGTGGGAACACCCACCGCCATCTTCCTCGCGCAGGCGCTGAACCTGAGGGATCAGAACAGCGTCCACCCCGGCGACATCGAGGACATCATGCAGAGCTGTGTGCGCCTCGGCTACGCTGACGTGGTCTATGAGCGTGGCTGAGATGTACGCGAACGAGACGAGGCTGGACCGCAGACGTAGAGCTGTGGTCCAGCTTCTGCGTCATCTGAACGTCCTCGAACGGGACATGGACCTGCCGATGACTGCATGGAATGTCGAGGGCGTATCGACATACTCTGTACCTGACATGGACGACGTTCTACTGAGGGAGAAGCATGGCCGATGCGTCGGAACACGGGGTGGGACTTCGTCCTGATTTTTGTGGCTGGATTCATCTGGGACGCGCTGCTCTCGGTCGATACTATCTGGACCGCGCACTTCTCGGCTATCGGCGCATCGTTCAGCACGATTGCTGTGACCATGTTGTCGTACTTCATGTACGACAGGATCAGGGAGGAGACGGGCGTCAACTGGCGCAAGGCGTGGACTCTCGCGATAGGATCGGGACTCGGGGCGGGGCTGGCGACGTATCTCCTGTCGCTATGATCGTGAGCGATGAGCAGGCAAGGCAGATCACGATGGACGATGTGTGGCGCAGCATCGAGAGGGCGATGTTGACTCGTGAGTGGCAGGCGGGGCCGCCCGAGTAGAAAGGCGGGCGCCCGGTGGTTGGCCGGGCGCGTGGGAGATTTGGTTACTTGGACTTTCTGACGTACGGCTTGTGGCGCGGGACGGTCCCGGTGCCAGTACCGACTGCCTTGCCGCACACCGGGCAGGGGACGTAGAGGCGGCGGTAGGGGTCGCCAGCGCTCTTGAAGGGCATACCCTGACCCGAGCAGAAGCCCTCGGCAACGGGCTTCTTGGCTACCGGGCCGTGCTCGCAGCAGGGGAGGACGCGACCGTTGAAGTACGCGAGCACTTCGTCCGGGGTGTTGAAGGTCCGCTCAAACTCCTCAGCGTACTCGCCAAGGGCGCAGCAGTAGTTCGCGAGGATGCTCTGGGCCAGCGCCGTTTCGGGGGAGTCGCCCTCGACGTCGTAGATCGAGTCTTCGCTGCGTGCGTTCCTGTGGAGGTCGGCGCAACCGACTGCGTGCAGCTCCCAAGCGCCTGTCCGGGTGATCTTCTCTTGGTACTTCATGGCTGTCTCCTTGGTTGGTGGTGAGAGGCCGGGCGAGGAGTCGAACCTCGCGGGAATCCCGTCCCGGCCTGCGTTCTACTGGTTGCTGACGATGTCGCAGGCGTACTTGGTGAAGTTGCCGACCTTGGACGGGTTGCCGTCCTTCTTCAGGGGGGCCAAGTGGCACATCAGCTTGCCGCCCCACGAGTAGCTGTGGCCCATGATCTGTCCGGTGACTTTGCTGCCCCGGTGCCATACCTCGACGACCTGACCCTTGTCCAGACCGTCGCTTTCGGCTTCGCGGGCCTGCATTTCTGCTTCTGCCCACTCCCGGTCGCTGCGGGTGATCTTGAGGAGGGCCGCGTACTTGGACTCGGCGAGGCGCAGGTCGTGGAGGCGATCCTTGAGGCTGTCGAGGGTGAGGATCGAGTATTCGGTCTTGCTGTCCATGATGTCCTCTTCTGGGTGATTGTGGGTGATCTGTCTGACTGCAAGCACATCGACTACACCTACAATATAGTATGTCAAGGGCAAATTGGTACCCTGAAAAAAGATATTTATTTTGAGTATCCGGGTGGTTTTTGGTACGGTTTGGCACGGAGCTTGATGTAGCGTTTCCTATGTGGAATAAGGACTTGGAGTAGAGATACGATGGGCAGACCCGCTGGTTCAAAGAACAAGACGCCGACTCTGGCCCTGCGCGACCTGATCGACCGGGGCAGCGAGTTCAGGCTGACCCGCGATGGGCGCTCGGGCTTGCAGCAGGTCGTGGACATGATGTACGAGAAGGCGATGGGTGTGACCGTGCAGCAGCCTGATCCAAACGCTCCCGGCGGCCAGCGCATCTTCTCGATCCCGCCTGACGCTGTCGCGGCCAAGCTGCTATTCGAGCAACGCTTTGGACGGGCGAAGGAGACGGTCGAGATCACAGAGAAGGGCGGGCACAGGCAGCAGCACCTGATCTGGGTGCCGCAGGTGAAGCTCTCGAAGTGAAGCGCCTGAAGGTAGGGGGCAAGATCGTCGCGCAGGTCGAGGACAGCGGCATCATCGACGCTCCTCAGCCCGGCGGCCAGCTCTCAGCGTTCACTGCCTTGGAGGACGAGCTGCTGTGTGGCGGCTCTGCCGGAGGGGGCAAGTCGTGGTTCCTCGTGGTCGATGCGCTCGGGCTTCAGTTCACCGAGGCCCTCGGGCGAGCGTCGTACGAGCACGCAGGCTATCGAGCCGTCCTCTTTCGTAGGGAGAGCACGCAGCTCGACCGACTGATCTCCGAGGCCAAGCTGATCTACCCGATGTTCGGCGGCGAGTACGTCGGCGGCAGGCAGGGTGAACCCGGACCATGCTTCGAGTTCCCTGACTACGGGAGCAAGATATTCTTCTGCCACCTTCAGAACGAGAACGACAAGGAGAATCACCAAGGGCAGGAGTATCAGTACGTCGGCTTCGATGAGTTGACGCACTTCACGATCACGCAGTACCTGTACCTGTTCTCCCGTCTGCGCTCTGTGATCCCGAAGCTGCCGTGTCGTATGCGCTCCACGACGAACCCGACGGGCGAGGGACTCTGGTGGGTGCGGAAGCGGTTCATCGACAACTGGACTCCCAACACGCGGCGCTACTTCATGCCGCCCGATGACCCCGAGCGTGATCCGCGAGGACGCGCAGTCGCAGGGGGAACGAAGAACGCGATGTCCCGCAGGTTCATCCCGTTCTGGTTGCAGGAGAACAAGAAGCTGTACGACAACGACCCGATGTACGCCGTACGCATCATGGCGCTCGGCGGGCAGATGGAGAAGGCGCTGCTCGGTGGGGACTGGTATGCGTTCGGCGGCGATATGTTCCCCGGCTTCGACCGTCACACAGAGCTGATCCAACCCTTCACGATCCCCGACAAGTGGACGCTGATCGGCAGCATCGACCCCGGCTTCAGCTCGCCTTGCTCTTTCGGTCTGACGGCGTCGGACTTCAAGGACAACTACTACCGGGTCGCGACGTACTATCAGGACCAGACCGCACCCGACAGGCACGCGGAGAACATCGTCAAGTTCGTCAAGGAGTGCAAGTGGACGCAGGGCAGGATGCCCGGTCGCATTGTCTCCGGGCACGATGCGTTCGCGAAGATGGATCGGTACAGCGTGATCGAGAGCGACAAGACGTTCGCCGACTCGTTCATGGCGAAGGGCCTCTTCCTTGAGAAGGCGTACACGGACAGGTTGAACGGCTGGTGGAATTGGAAGCAGCTCATGCCGAAGCGCTGGTTCGTGTTCAATCAGGGCAACGGTGCGCTCTTGGACGAGATGTCGGCAGCGGTCAGCGATGAGAAGGTGCCCGAGGACTTGAAGGGGCGCGGCAACGATCCGAGTGTGAAGGACCACGCCCTCGATGAGTGCCGCTACGGACTCATGGCGATTGTCAAGAGCATCGAGCAGAAGCCCATCGAGAAGCCGTGGGAGGACGTGTATCTCCACGGGGCTGCGCGACGCGAGGAGTCGGGCTGGTCGCCGGGGCGCGGGTAACATCCCGACTGCACAGTAACATTGGCGATGTTATATTATAGTTTGACGCACCAAAGTACCCTTCGCAAGGGTAGTTCGGTGCAGCAAAATGTATAGCGGGGTGGAGCAGTCCGGTAGCTCGCAAGGCTCATAACCTTGAGGTCGGTGGTTCAAATCCATCCCCCGCTACGCTGGAATAGCTCAGCAGGTAGAGCGGCTGCCTTGTAAGCAGCGGGTCGTGGGTTCGATTCCTACTTCCAGCTCAGAATGTCGGCACGCTTCGATGATCTGCCGACACTGTGCGTCAAGCGGTGAATGAATATCATCCACGGCATGAATGGGGATGTAGCTCAGATGGGAGAGCGCCTGCCCTGCAAGCAGGATGTCGCGGGTTCGATCCCTGCCATCTCCACAGACGGTTCAACTGAAAGGGAACAGGCGTGGCATACACAGTGAGTGTGCTGGACACGGGTGCTCAGGGCAACCGTGTGATGAAGATGCAGTCGATCTACGAACGGATGCGGCAGCAGTGGAACGTGTTCCGCTCGCAGAGCTTGAGGGCGTACGAGTACACCATCGGCAATCAGATCGACGACGACATCCGTGACCAGCTCAGGAAGGAGAACCGCCCGGCGCTGGTCTTCAACCTGATGCAGCCCAAGATCGTGACCATCGCTGGTCTGCTCGAATCCAACAAGATGTATATGCGTGCCGTGCCCATCAACGAGGGCGACGAGCTGCTCGCTGATATGCACACGCAGATCGTGTCCGATTGGGGCATGAGAAACTGCAACGGCGTGAAGGAAGTGACCAAGGCCGCCATCGACGCTGCCATCGGGAAGATCGGCTGGCTGAACAACTACTGGTCAACGAAGGAGAACCCTGAGGGCCTGTGGTACACGGAGAGCTACGATCCGTTCATGGTCCTGTTCGATTCCGACGCACGCAGGCAGGATCAACGTGATTGGCGCTACCTGTGCGTCACCGGGTTCTACACTGCCGACGAGATCATCTCCCTCTGGGCAGAGCACCTCGACGAGGAGACGATTGCCAAGATCAGAGAAGCGGACGAGCGCGTCAGTGGCATCAAGAAGGGTTCGATGCCGACGTCGTGGATCGAGCGGGTATGGTCTGGTGTCAACGACTTCTTCACCCGTGCATCACTGACGAAGAAGACCAGCAACTACGAGGGCGGGACGATCAACGACTTCGTAGACTCGCGCATGGGCCGCTACCGCGTGATCGAGTTCCACGACAGACGGACCAAGGTCCGCACCGTCTACTACAACGCGCAGACCCGAGATACGCAGGAGCTGGCCGAGGGTGCGTCACTGTCGCCCTCAGAGGAGTTGGAGCAGGGACAGCAGCAGCTCGACGCACTGAATATGCAGACGGGTGGAGGCTGGACCCGGAAGACCATCGTGACGCAGGAGATATGGATCACCGCCTGCGCTCCGTGGCTCCTGCCGTCTCAGGTGCTCTATGAGCAGCCGTACCCGGTGCAGGGGAAGGGCTTCCAGTTCAAGCCCATCTTCTGCTACGACTTCCATCCCGACATCACGAAGATGCAGTCGCTGATCGACGTGCTGATCGACCCGCAGGACTCCTACAATCAGCGGAGGATGACGTTCCTCGAATGGCTGATGGACGCTGTGAACCCGGACATCTGGGCGCCGCAGAACAGCATCGAGGGGAACGATCTCCCGGTGTGGCAGTCGAAGACTCGGGGGAAGATCAAGTTCTACAAGGGGATCATGGGCGAGAAGCCCGAGCGTCAGCATCCCCTTGCAGAGGGCACGGCGCTGAAGACATTCAGCGACGAGGACCGCGACCTCGCCGAGACGCTGACCAACATCACGCCCAACACGCAGGGGCAGTCGGAGGCGGGCAAGCAGGAGTCTGGTGTGCTCTTCGCGCAGAAGGTGCAGCGTGCCTTGACCGCGCTCTCGTACTTCTTCGGCAACGTGCAGGCCGCGATGAAGGAGTCGTTCAAGTACGCGGACGCGAACCTTCAGGTCTTTATGACCATGCCGCGCAAGATCAGGCTGCTCGACAAGAGCAATCAGCCGTACTGGATGCAGGTCAATATGCCGACCTTGGAGGGCGTGCAGAACGACATGAGCCAAGGCGAGTTCGACTTCGAGGCCGACACGCTGACTCTGGGCGAGACTGCCAAGCAGGTGAAGTTCGCCGAGGCGATGGAGTTCGTTCGTACTGTGCCGCCCGAGCTGGTGAAGTGGGACGAGCTGTTCAAGCTCTGGGATTCTCCTGTCGCTGACATCATGTCGCAGTTCGCTGCTCAGATGATGGGCATCGCTCTCGCTGGTCAGCAGCAGGCACTGAATCAGCAGGCGACCGCTGGACAGCTCGCCAACGTGCAGGCGGGCGCGAACGCTGTCTCCTCGCTCGATCAGGCGGCAGGCGCCGGGCCGGACCAGATGCTCGCGAACAAGGAGCAGCAGGCGCAGGCGGCGATGGCTCAGCAGGGCGGAGGGGCGCAGATGGCGGGACGGAGCACGATACCCAACGGTAGCGCATGAGCTGGCTCAAGAGGCTGAAGCGTGGGGGCTGGATTGGCGTCGATCTCGACGGCACTCTGGCCCACTACGACGGCAACATCTCGATGATCGGCGAGCCGCTGAAGCCCATGATGGACCGGGTGCAGGAGTGGCTCAAGGCGGGCCACACGGTCAAGCTGGTGACTGCCAGAGCGGGCAAGAAGGGCCAGAAGGAGCTGATCCACAGGTGGTGCCTCGACCACGGCCTCCCATCGCTTGAGGTCACTGACCGGAAGGACTTCCAGATGACCGAGCTGTGGGATGATAGAGCGATACAGGTCGAGACGAACACTGGCCACCCGATGCTCTGGCGTAATCACGCCGTCTGAAAATTGAGGTTGATTTCGAGCAAAAAAAAGCGATCATGTAGTCACACCCGCTGTACCCACCAAGGAGAGACTCGATGTATTGCAACTGCAAGGACAAAGAGGTCAGGTTCGATATTGACATCCGTGGCACGGGTGTCGCTGTCGGATCGCTGGCCGATCTGCGTGGCTCGAACAGAATCGTCGAGCAGTTCGCCGTGCTCGCCAAGGGCTACGGCACCAACGTCATCAACCTCGTCTACCGCAACGGTGGAATGGAGACTGCTGGCACGCCGCTCGGAACGTGGACGTACGCGCAGGCTGGCACGACCGCCATCACGCGCATCACGTCGAACCAGCGCACCGGGACTGCGGCGGCTCAGTGGGTGTGCGATGGCACGCCTGCCGTTGCCTCTCTCACGCAGACCGTGCTGACGAGCGGGCGCATCTACACCTATGAGTTTTGGGCGATGGGCACCACGGGCGGAGAGGTGCTCGAAGTGTACGAGGGTGCTGGCGCGACTCTCGTTGCGACGCACACCATGTCCACAGCCTATCAGCGGTTCACCGGGACGTTCACTGCGACGGGCACATCGTTCAAGATCGCCTCGAAGAACGTCGCCGCGAACATCAACAAGACGATCCGGCTGGACGACGTGGTTCTGATCGACACCGTTCCGTTCTCTGTCGTGCCGACGACTCTCACGAGTGCGCTCGAAGTCTCGATGGACGGCGTGTACTGGACGAGCGCTCAGGCTGTCTCTCAGGCGAATGACGGGACGGTGCTGTTCGTGACCGGGAAACCGTGTCAGGTGTTCCGGTGGAACGTCTCCGCTCTCACGCTGAACGCGGGCGCCGACAACACCACGGACTTTGTGCGACTCTCACTACTCGGAACATGACCCATGCCCTTCCCACTGAAGAACGACGAACCGACTGCCAAGCCCGGCTTTCCGACGCAGTCTCCTGCGGGCAACGCGCCCGCCTTGCCCATTGGGGGCGCACCCTCGCCGAGCATCACGACCGAGATGGGGCAGCCGATGGGCGGATTGCCGATGCCGGGCACGCCTGCGGGCGCTGCTGGTGCTGCCGATCCCGTCGAGCTGGTGACGCAGATTCAGACGCTGCTCGATCAGCTTGCTGAGATGGTCGGTGGGCCGCCCGAGGAAGAGGTAGAGATGGAGCCGCAGTCCGACGAGGAGGTCATGGCCGGACTGAAGCCGAGTCCGAAGAAGCCGCCCGTTGAGGCCGCGTCCAAGGAGGAGGAGCCGCTTGGAAAACCGTTCTGAGCTGAGCGAGGAAGTGGTCGTAGCGCCGAGCGGACTGTTCTTCAACGATGTCCAGCACGGCATGGTGAGAGTGTACGGTGTAGGTGGAGACGAGAAGGTTCAGTTCTGGCTTGACGAGCCGCCTTCCGAGTATGACGGTCACGAATTGAGGGCGTACGAATGAAGAACGACAAGATTCCCGAGGGCGGCAAGGTGAAGGGCACGCCCATCAACTACACCGAGATCACGATCAAGGACAAGGACACTCTCGGTGCGTACCTGAAGGCGAAGGCTCGGGTCACGGATCAGGGTGGGACCGGGAAGGCGGTTATGGACGCGCCGCAGAAGAAGTCCTACTCGGGTTCCGTGTCGCGCTTCGCGAGCAAGAAACTGAAGGGCGAGGAAGTGAATCCTCCCGCCAAGTCCAAGAAAGGGTAGACCGTGGCCAACAACTTCAAGCTGAGCGTCTCCTACTGCAACGCCCTGCTCGACGGAGCAAAGGCAAACTTCAACAGCGGCAAGCTCCGCATCTACGACGGAACGCAGGCCGTGACTCCTGACACCGCGATTGGTGGTCAGGTCTTGCTCGCCGAGCTGACGATGAACGCTGCCGCCTTTGGTGCGGCCTCGAACCGCGTCATCACCGCTGCTACGATCACTGGCGCGACCGCTGGCAACAGTGGCACCGCGACATGGTTCCGCATGACAGCGTCCAACGGCACGACCGTGCTGGCCGATGGATCGGTGGGGACAGCGGCCTGCGACATCAACTTCAACAGCGTTGCGATCTCGTCTGGTGCCACGGTCAACGTGACCGCGTTCACCATCACGCAGCCTGTCCCGTAAGAGGATCGAATGAGCAGACAGTTCTGGACAGAGGCGCTCGCGTGGGCGACCGCGAGCGGTACGGCGGTTGCGAACAGCGTTACCGAAACGATCATGTTCCCCAACGTGACCATCCCGGCAAACTTCTTGCAGGATGGCCGCGTGCTTCACATACAGGCGCAGGGCCAGCACTCGACCACGGGCACGCCGACCCTGATCTTCCGGCTGAGGTGGGGAGGGGTATCGGGGACGGTGATCTGTCTCAGCCCGACCTTCACCTGCGGCTCCGGCGTGACCGCGAACCTGTGGGAGCTTGACCTGCTGTTGCAGGTGCGGGCGAACGGATCGAGCGGCACGGTTGTGGTCATCGGCTCTGCGACGGTGCAGGGCGCGACGGTCCCCGGCCAGCTCATGTGCGTTGCGGGTGGGGCAACCCCCGCCGCGACCACCGTCGATCTGACCGCCGACGCAGCGCTCGCCATCACCGCAACGTGGGGAACGCAATCGGCCAGCAACACCCTGACGGGATGGAATTACGTCATCAGTGCATTGAATTGACATGGCCAAGACTCGCTTCTACCTGAACGAGTCTGCGGCCACGACGCTGACGCCTGCCTTCGACGGCTCATGGGAGCAGACGGGGCAGGCGGTGCGGCGCATGATGTACCCGTACAAGAGCAACACGACGCTGACGGGGATGACGGTGACGGTCCCGACTACCACGACGCAGGACATTCTGGCGCGGCAGTATCAGTCGCCTCCCCTGCGTGCGGCGATCAACTTCAAGACGTCGGTGCAGATGTCGATACGATGCTCGGAGAGCCTTGCGGCGGCAAACGCCTACCTTGCGTTCGTGCTTCGGGTGATCTCTGGCGATGGACAGGGAACGGTGCGCGGGACCATCGACTCGCGGCAGACTACGACGGGAGCGACGGAGTTTCCCACCACGGCCAATGCCGCGACAAGAATCTGGGACATCGCCGCCTCCGCGAACACGATCTACGGTCAGGTGGGCGACATCATCGTTTTTGAGGTGGGCGTCAGAGCGAACTCGCCGGGGAGCGCACAGTCGGCGGTGCTGACGTTCGGCGACAACAACGCGAACGACCTGCCGCTCACGAGCGCGAATACGAACAACTACAACCCGTGGCTCGACCTCGGAATGTACTGCTTCGGCGGCTTCGACCTTCAGAATTGGACGCCGAGCGCTCTGCGCGTTGGCGATGGCATGGGGACAACGGAGAGGTTTAGGTGAACGTCTACATCGTTCCGATTATCTATTCCGCGTGGGGACCGTTCACCTCAATACGGGTGCCGAAGTACATGACCCCTGCGGACAAGTTCTCCATGCTCGACTACGGATGGGAGCCGACCTGCCTACTCGTGACTGAGACGGCAACCGCTTCTGGCAACGACGTCATCGACCTGAGCCTGCTCGATGCGAACGTCGGCAACACGAACAAGATGCGGAACGATCTCCGGGCGGTCAATCTGCCGGGGACGTGGCTCGACAACACGACAACGAACCGTCACGTTGCGAGGGTGACGGCGGCTGTCTCTCAGGTCATGCAGCACCTGAAGAAGTACCTCACGACCTACATCGACAACGTACGCTCTGCCCACGGCATCTTCACGAACCAGACCCTCGGCACGCAGTGGGGGTCGCTGACCGCTGACCAGCAGAAGATATACGGCGACGCGATGGTGGCCTGCGGCTACGACATTTCATGGTTCGTCCCGACAACGACCATCGAAGAGACGCTCGACTACATCGCGTCGATTGCGAAGGATCAGCCGATTGCTGTGGGGCTGATGACAGTATGACCGTCACCGACAACTTCAACCGCGCCTCCCTTGGCACGGATTGGGCGCAGCGCTGGCCGACGTTACAGATATACAACAGCGCCGAGGTTCTCGTCAACGTCAACAACGACGAGTGCCGTGCGGATTGGGTTGCCAATGTCTGCCACCGCAATCAGCGGGCACAGATCACAGTCGCACAGATTCACTCTGCCAACTACACGCAGTACATCGGCGTCTCGCTGCGAGGGCTTGGGGCGGTTTCGACGAACAAGACCTACTACGGATTTCAGTGCGACCGCATCTCGCAGTATTGCTTCTCGTACGTTGACTACGTCTCGACGATGTACCTGAACGGCGGGGCGACGGGTGTTGCGGTCAACGACGTCATCAAGATGGAGATCGTTGGCACGACGCTGAAGGCGTGGGTCAATTCGACGGAGCTGGTCAACACAACGTCGAGCGACATCTACGGCGGGCAGGTTGGTGTTTGCGGGTTTGACAACGCGCCACACACCGGATCGGACTCGACTCGGGGTGATAACTTCGAGGCATCGTGGGACGATTGGGCTGGCGTCTTCCCTGATCGTTCGGACTACCTGACGGGAGCGACAAGCTCGTCTCCGTCCGGCACGGCGATCATCAACGCGGCATCGAACGTCGTGTACGCTTACATCGTCGGCTATTACAGCGGCGGGGCATGGTCGGTGTCGAGCGTGTCCTTTGGTGGACAGGCCATGTCCCTCGTGTCCGCGTACGACCATCCAGAGCAGGTCAACCATCGTTCGGAAATCTGGAAGCTGGTGAACCCGCCGACGGGAAGTCAGACGCTCTCGTGGACGTTGTCAGCGACAGTGGTCACACTGTCGGGCTGGTGCAGCTTCGGTAAGGCGGGGACGCAGCGGACGGTGGCGAAGGCCGCCGCAGGCGCTACGATTGTCTCCCCGAGCGTGTCCAGCATCGACAGCGCGACCGGAGAGGTGATACTGTCGGTGATCTCGTACTTCGGGGGAAACTCCAAGATTTGCAACAACTCGACGAACGACATCACCAACAGGTACTATCAGGACACCGATTGGTACGACATGGCGACGAGCTGGAAGGACGGCGTCGCGAGCACGACCGTCGGCTGGACGATCAGCGGACAGGACAACAGCAGGTGGACGATCCAAGCGTTCTCTGTTCAAGCTGGGGACAGGCCATCGTTCCAGATACGTCCACTGAGGCCCGCGATCTTCACACCGGGATTTGGGAGATGACCGTTGGCCAGCTTCAGACAATCGCGATCTCTGCGGTTCAACAATATACTCGCGTCAATTCCCGAGTCGGTGGATGTCACCGGGACGGGCGCGTGCTCTCAGGCGGCGCAAACCGCTTCGGGTACTGGCCAGCACTACGCGGGGTCCGGTAGCGCAACACAGGCGGCTCAGACCGCCAGTGGCAGCGGCACTCAGTACCTCAACATCACTGGCACCGGGGCCGCGACTCAGGCGGCTCAGACTGCAAGCGGAACGGGCAAGCACTACGCTGGCGCGGGAGCCGTAACGCAGGCCGCCCAGACCGCCAGCGGCACAGGTTCGGAAGTATTCACTGCTACTGGCGCGGCGACACAGGCCGCCCAGACAGCAACGGGTTCGGGGTCTGAGGTCTTCACCGCGACGGGTGCCCCCACTCAGGCGGCGCAGACTGCAACGGGAACAGGCTCCGAAGTTTTCAGCGGTTCGGGAGCGGCAACACAGGCGGCGCAAACCGCCAACGGTACGGGACAGCATACTGCGGGACAGGGCGCCTGTACTCAAGCCGCTCAGACCGCAACTGGCTCGGGCGCTCTCGTCTTCACATCGACGGGCGCTGCTACTCAGGCCGCTGAAACCGCTGCTGGTACGGGTGACGTCCCCGGCGTGTTCAGTGGAAGCGGGGCCGTGGTGCAGGCTGCCCAGACTGCCTCCGGCACTGGTCAGCACTTCGCCGGGCAGGGCGCGGCATCTCAGGCAGCGCAGACAGCGAGCGGGACGGGCGCCGAGGCGTACTCGGGCACGGGGTCCGCGACACAGGCCGCAGAGACGGCGTCTGGATCAGGCTCGGAGGTGTTCACCTCCACTGGTGCAGCGACGCAGGCGGCAGAGACTGCGTCCGGTACTGGCGACAATCAGAACGGTGTCACCGGGACGGGCGCGGTCACTCAGGCTGCCCAGACTTCAAGCGGAACAGGGCAGAGCACATCAGGACAGGGTGCCGTTTCACAGGCGGCACAGACAGCAAGTGGTACTGGCCAGTACATCCTCTCGGGGAGCGGCGCGGTGCTTCAGGCCGCCGAAGTGTGCTCTGGCTCTGGAACCGCTGGTGGTAACATCACCGGGACCGCAGCCTGCACACAGGCCGCTCAGGTCTGCGAGGGATACTCTCCCTCGGGCGAAAAGAGCGGAGGCTCTGACGGTATCGGTGGCAGGCGTCGCAAGCGGATCATCAAGGGTCCGATTTGGAAGGACATCTACTCGAAGTATGCCAAGGGCGAGCTGCACAGTGGCCGGAAGGACGGCCCCATCGTGACGAACCCGAGGCAGGGCCGAGCGATTGCGTACTCCGTCGAGGAGAAGGCTCAGGAGAAGCGCCCGGTGTACGACGATGAGATGGAGAACCCATTCAACAAACAACACTGAGGTAGTGTATGGCTGAGGAAGTGAAGGACGGGACACTTGAGGGCGCTCCGGCGCCAACGGGGGAGCAACAGCAGGCGGAACACTCTACGCCCCCCGCCTTCGATCCGTCGAAGGTAGACCCCAACGACGGCGACGCGCTCGTCAATTTGTCCGACGAGCAGATCGAGGCAGTACACAAGTTTCAAACCGCCACACCGACCCCCGAGAAGGCCCCGGCGACGGACACGCCTGCCCCGGACACGGTTGTGAAGCCCGCAGGCTCTCCCGCGCCTGCCGGAAGTGCGACGGTGTACGCAGGGAAGTACGCATCGACTGACGATCTCTTGAAAGGTGTCGGGGAGATCGGAAAGAAGGTGGGTGCTGATGATGTTGCTATGCAGGTCGTGATCGACGCAGCGAAGAAGAGCGGCGACTTCAGTTCGGTCGAGACGCTCTACAAGCTGTACGAGTCGCGGCTTGGTGCTGTGGCAGCCTCGGAGACAGGGGACTCGACCGCGCCCGGTGAGGATACCGCCGTCGATATAGCCGCGCTTCAGCGCGATCCCGAAGTCACCGCTCAGATTGACAGCCTGACCACATCACAGCTCGCGCAGTCCAACCTCGCGCAACAGATGGCCGCGAAGGGTCTTGCCCTCCCCAAGAACATGGAGGAGTTCTCGACCCTGACAGAGGTAGCGCCATACTTTGCGATGGCTTTCCAACAGGCTTACAAGGAGCTGTTCACCGCCAACCTCGAAGAGGCCAAGGGCTTCGTCGAGGCGGAGAGGTCACTGGAATCTTCCAATGCGCGGGTGATTACCACCGACACTCAGTCCATTCAGGACTTCGCGAAGGAGCAGGGTTTCAAGCTCTCCGATGCGGAGGTCGCTGCGGTCAAGACGGCAGCTCTGGCGAACCCCGGAAACTACGAGTCTCGCTACGGGCACAAGTTCTTGCGCGAAGGCGCACTGCGGGATCAGTTTATGATTACCGCGATGCCGTCCAAGCTCGCAGAGATCAAGATCGCAAAGGAAGCGGAGGGCAGGATGCAGGCGGTGAACGATCTCAAGAATATCCACCGGAAGGAAGTCACTTCCATTGGGACGTCGCGCCTCACGACCAAGACCCGCGCCGCGCAGAAGATGCCTGATCTCAACGACCCCGATGTGGTTGCTCAGCTCCCGATGGCGGCGCTGGAAGACCCCGAGGGGTACTTCAAACAGTTCACGAAGTAAGGAGAAACAAACGTGGCTTACACGATTTTCAGTCTCACCGGGCGGGCGAACCCGAATATCCTCGCCGAGAAGCTGTACCGCCAACAGTGGAAGCGGAACAGTTTCGGTCTGTGGGTGGCCCCGGAGTTCATCAAGGCAACCCGCGACACCAGTGACGTCGTGGTTCCGGGCGTCGATGAGAGCGGCGTGAAGTTCGTCGGCTCCCCCATCGAGGTCTTCAAGCAGTTCGTCACACAGGGTAAGACGACCCTCGACATCCCGGTGCGCGTCCGTCTGACGGGCAACCCGGTGTACGGCGACAAAGTGCTGAAGGGCACCGAAGAGAGCGGCAAGATCGTCTTCCGCACGGTCAAGATCAACCTGACCCGGAAGGCGTACATGAAGCCGTCGCTCATCTCGGCCCAGATCACCCTGCCGTATCTGGAAAACCTGATGATGGAGGCGTCGGAGTATCTGACGCAGTGGTTCAACGACTACCATCCCGGCAACTTCATTCAGGCGATGTGCGCTGGTGGGTCCATCGACCTCATCAATGGAGTGGCGGCTGGTGGGCGTGGTCAGACGATCATGTCGCACCCGCACTTCTACGTCCTCGGGATCGGCAAGATCACATGGGCCAACAGGCCGGGCAGTGCCGCGTACGAAACCGCCGTCACAACTCAGGTGGACAACGCGAGCAGCTCCACGACCCACGCGGTCACTGTGAAGAAGCTCGCAGGACTCGTCCTCGAAGCGCAGCGTCAGAGGATTCAGCCGCTCGTTATGAAGGCCGGGTTCCGGCGCTACGCGATCTGGCTGAGCGACGCTCAGTGGCATCAGCTCCGTCAGGACACGGAGTTCAAAGACTTCTACATCCGGCTCCCCAATGAGCTGGACAATCACCCGTTGGCAACTGGTGCGCGGGCGGACCTGCACGGCGCGATCATCTACGTCGATCAGAATATGCCGCACGTTTCCACCAACACCAACTACGACTCCAACTACGAGCGCCCCGCGTCGAACAAGCAGGTCTACGGACCCGCCCCGACCGCAGCCGAGTTCGCGGCTGGCTACGTCGTGGGCAACATGATCGAGCGTAGGTCCGACCTTCCCCGGAAGATCGGGTTCCTCATCGGTCAGAGCGCCCTCTCGGTTGGTGTGGGTGTCCCGGTCAGCGGTGGGAAGAAGGGGCCGTCCATGCAGTTCGTCGAGCAGTTCGATGACTACGGAGCCATCTCGGGCATCGGGATCGCGACGATTCAGTCGGTCGTGCGCTCCGACATCTACGATCAGGACGGCGTGACCGGACTGACCGCTGGCGACTTCTACGAGAACACCAGCTCGCTCGTGTTCTGCTCCAACAGCCCCGACTCCGTGATTGCGTAGTCGAGTATATGAATGGATACCGGGGTGTATGATCCCACCCCGGTAGACCACAACAGTTGGATCAACGAGAAGGAGATACACAAGTGGCAAACTACCTGCAACAGATCGTCGCGACCCGGCAGAGTTCGGACGCGGTTGAGTTTGGGTACCCTGCTGGTGCTCAGGTGTTCGTGATGGGGAACGGCGTGAATCAGTTCCATCTGATTTTCGGCCCCGCCTCCGGCGACACCATCACCAGCGCGGGACTCGACGCAGCCTACGCGAACGCGCCCAACGGGTCGTTCTACGTCTGCGGCGACGGCGTCACGACCAAGAAGATCGCGATCAAGTTCGGCAACGCCGGACTGAAGACCGGGTCGTTCTTGTTCAGCTCGGCGGCTTACGCCACCGTGTAGTCGCTTCAGAAGATGTCAACGCAGGGGCCATAGGCTACAAGGCCCGTGGCCCCTGCTTCATTCAATCAGGAGAAGACTATGGCGTGGCTCAGAGCAACAGCGCACTACAAGGGGTACTTCCCGCTGGACGCTGGCGGGGTGATGCTCGGTGGATACGGTCCCAAAGAGGTGACGCCCGATGTGTTCGCTGCTCAGGTGGCAGCACAAAACTTCCCGTTCGTTGTACAGTGTGACCGGGAGGGGAATTACCTCGTGGACGTCCCCGCTGTCGAGATCAAGACCGAGGTTCTCGTCGCCGCGACGGTGGCCAAGGTCGCTGGCGTGACGAACGAGGTGGCAGAGGAGAAGGTCGCGGAGGCTCAGCCCGCTGTCGAGGTTGAGACGTCCAAGAAGAAAGGGAAGTAGCCGTGGCGAACCGGATCAACCGAAACCTTCGGTGGGTGAAGCGCCAGCTCGACAAGGCTGGCCTCGCCGACGTCCTCGAAGAGGAAATCCTCGACGCGATGTCTGGTGTCGAGCTGGAAATCTTGGGGCGCACCGGGAGCATCATCGACAAGACGGCGCTCACGTTCGACTCCACCGCTCCTCACGACACAGGCCAGTACGTCCTCGGGGCGACTCAGGGGAGCGTGCTGACGGTGGCTCCCCCGGCGACGTGGTCCAAGACGCTCACGCTCACCAACAGCATCGAGCAGTACGAGGCGCTGAAGGCCGAGATCATCAGCGGGGAGCAGCCGGAGATCGTGTTGCAGATGAACGGCTCGCTCTACTTCTGGCCCGTGGGGGTCGATGGCGACATCGTTACCATCTACTCCATCGCGACGAAGGGGGCCTACTCTCAGGTGGAGGGGGCTGGCGATCCGACCGTTGATTGGGGATGGGACCAGACCCTCCGCTACGGAGCGCTGTCGCGGCTGCTGCCGCCCGGCAATCCGTGGGAGAAGAAGTACGAGGACGAGTACAAAACTCAGGCTCACACGGCTATCCAACAGAGCGGCGCACCGCTGCTCGTGGACCACAGCAGCAACAGGTTGGGATTCTGACATGGCCTACTCGACAAGGTTTGCCGCAAACATCATCACCGCTGCCCGGCGCCTCCACGACAACAGGACCGTTGCCGAGGCGTCCGGCGATGGGGTGCTGCGCTACTCAAGCGATCTCCTGCGCCAGTACCAGAACACGGCGCAGAAGGACATCGTTCGCGACCTGTACCAGAAGTATGGGGACAAGGTTTCCAGCATCATCCCCGAGATGGTCATCGAGTCGGGCAACATCACCCTGACCACTGGACTCGGGACTCTGCCCGCTGGCACATGGATCGTGCTTGAGACTTCGTCGAGCGATTGGGCGACCTACTACACGAAGATCGACGCGAACCCGCTGAAGGTGAGGGCGGGCCGCGACTCCCTGTTGACCCCATCGGCGGGGAAGCCGCTCTTCTACCAGATCGGCCTCACGATTCAGATTCTGCCGACGAGCGTTGCTGGCCCGGTTCACACATGGTCACTGACGGTCCCGGTGGACACTGCCGTTGACGCGGCGGGCGAGGTTGCGCTCGCTACCGTGTGGGATGCTGAGATCGTTCGGCGTATGGTGGACTACGGTCTTCAGGATGCGAAGAGTGCAGTTGCTATTTAAGATTCAAGTGGCAACTTTACACAACGGGGTTTGCTGTTCACAGACTTTACACAAGGAGTAGGCAGTGAAAAACTATCTCACCTTCCGCGCCCTCGACTCTGCCCTGCTCCACAAGGCGAGCCTCAACGAGAACGACGTCATCCCCGCTCTTCGGATCACAATGATTAACCAGAAGCTGATGAAAATCTATCGGCTTCTCGATGGTCTGAACGATCCGTGGTATCACAAACAGGGCTTGGCCGTCACCGTTGCTGGCGACGTCGAGTTCTTGGGCACGGCCTCGATCACGTCCTACACCGCCTCGACGAACACCATCGTCCGCAGCGCGGGTTCATGGATCAACGGGCAGCTCCTGTCCTGTGTGATTAACAACGGCTCGGGTACACTGGTGGCCAACTTCCTCGGGATCGTCGCCTCCGGCGGGGGAACGGCAACCGCCGTCCTGACCGTCATCGGGACCGACGCCGACAAGTCCAGCAACACGATGAACGTCACCGTGCTCAAGTCTCCTGCGGCTGCGGTCATCGACCTCTCCGCCACCTACGTCAAGGACATCCTTCGCGTCTGGGACAACGGGTACACCGGGGGCAAGCCCCGAATCTTCACCCAGATCAAAGACCCGCAGATTTTCTCGGTCCTCCACCGCGATCCGTTCTTCGACGGCAGAGTCGCATGGTTCCACCGTGGCGATACCGTCGAGCTGTATATCGGCGCGAGCGCGACGGCCTTGGCCACCGTCAACTACGAGTACCGTGGCAAGCCCACGCTCTGCGCCGACTTCGACTCGGACGTCGTGATCGACCTGCCCCCGGAGGACAATCAGGTTCTCATGGACGAGGTGCTCTCCGAGTACCTTCAGGCCGCGAACAAGGAAGTCCCCCCGGACGTCGCAGCACGCACGCTTGAGTTCTCGAAGCGCTACGAGGTCGCGATGAACGATCTCGCCAAGCAACAGGCCACGAGAGGAGTGCGAGGCGGCTGATGGCAAACTTTCCGATTAAGCAGTTTCTGGGTCTGCGCCAAACCGCAGACCCCGAGATCGGGACCGCCCTCAGCGTAAGCAACTTCAAACGGAACGTGACGCGGGGCCGCCTCGAAAACATGGACGGGGCGGCTCTGCTGTCGGCGCTTCCCTCGCCTGCGGGCAATCTCGGGTACAGCAGCATCGTGTTCAAGAAGCCCTTCTCGTTCTACATCGCGGACGAGACGGGAAAGAATATCTATGCCGTCGCCGCAACCTACACCAAGGCCCCGCACGGGTACAACGGAACCCCCAACACTACCGCTGGCGTCTGGATCAACCCATACTACGATGGCGGTTGGCAGACCGCATGGAGGGAGCTGACGGAATACTACTGCCTCAAGTACGGGAGCAGCGCTGCCAGCGACGACGGGGACGGGGTGACGTGTTATATCCCGCTCGCCAACGGCTACGGCAACGATCCGAGCGTTCTCGCCTCCACCGTCACAGAGGGGTGGGTTGTCGTGCGGGACGGCAACCACTCTCTTACGTCCAACACGGGCTTCAGGGTCCACTCGCTCACCGGGAACACTCTCAGAATCTATGGCCGCGTCTCCGACCTCACCGGGTGGGCGCAGAACACTACGGTGTTCTACGTCTACCGAAATAACATTGGAGGGGTATTTCCCACCAATATAACCTCTCAGTTCCGTGGCGTCCTCGACGAGGTCCGGGTGAACACCGGGAACGGCGTCTCTGATTTGGACGTCGCTCTCTTCTACCGGGACAAGACCTTCTTCCAAGGCGTCACCCTCGCCCGCAAGGGCACCTTCTCGGAGTTCGGACAGCTCCGGGTTCCCTCTCCCACGTTCAAGCTCAGGAACGCTTCCGTTGTCGGCAGTCAGACCCTCGGGCTTGAGGCTGGCACCTACACACTCCGTCAGTCTATGCTCATGGACGATGGACAGGAGACGGAGCTTCGGGATGGACTCGTTGGCGGGTTCCCCGACGCTCTGTCGCTATCCCTCACCAAGAGCGTCACTGGCGTTGCGACGGGTCAGGGGATTGCCACCGACGGCACATCCATCTTTGCCGCTGGCGGAGCCGCAGCAACCTATGGATTCAAGGCTCTGGTCAAGATGGACAAGGATACGCTCGAAGTCCTTGTCTCGACCCCCCTCCCTGTGGATTGGGCCTGCGTCAGTGTCGGCGTCAGCAACGGACTCGTCTACGCCCTGTGCTGGAACACCGTCAACTACCACTGGCGCCTGTGCTCCTACGATTCTGGCCTTGGGCTTGTGGGCACTGGTGCAGACTTCGATTTTGGCCCGACCAACTATCCCGTGCTGAACGGCGTCTCGTCCAGCAGGCTCTCGCGCAGCTCGTTCTACTGCGTTGCCTTCAACGGCTCGACTACGTTCTACACGGCGCGGTTCAATCTTCTCTCTCTCACTGGATCGACGTCCCGCACGTTCACGACAGGCTCGATCTTCCCCATGTGCCTCGGAGAGTCCGTGGAGGGCGACGTCTACTACTCCGACGTCTCAAGCCAAACCCCTGCCCGGCTCATCCGGCTCAATAATGCCCTGAGCAGCGAGACAACGATGAGCCTCGGCGGAACCTCGGTCCCGGCGGAGGATGGGGTGTTCTACGGCAGCTTCCTGTACGTCGGGGCCAACAGCTCGATCTACCGGATTGCCACGGACACCTTCGGTGTGACGCAGTGGAAGTCCGGCATGGCCGCATCTGGCGTGTGGGGAATCAAGACGAACGGGACAAACCTGTTCTTCAACAAAGCCTACAATACGTTCGTCGTTCGGATGTCGGATGCGGCAACGCTTCTGACCTACTCAGGCTCTGATCTTCACTATGATCTCGTGATGATCGGACAGAACGTCTACGTCTCCTCGAACACCTATCAGTCCACAATTCTCTTGCTCATGTGGAGTCAAGCCTCCGCATCGTTTGTCTCCAACGGATACCTGTATCCTCAGTACGATCTGGCAGTCTCTCCGGGGTTC